GAAGCCGGAAAATCCATCATACGAGCCGATCATAGCCCCAGTGACGGATGTGCGGATCGTAGGTGAAGTCGTAGAGGCGAAGATCAAGTTTAATGGAAGGTAACTCCATAAAGGGAGGAGAGGTGCTAAATAGGTTTCAAGGAAGACATGCAAAAGCTATCGGCTCAAATCAGCGCGCAGTTTAGCCAATGCGGATAGGAAGTAAGTGGAAACTGTAAAAGAGGCTCAGGAGTAGTTTTCGCCTGGGAGGCGATGAGTAATTGCTTATCGACCCTGCGCTTCGGGAACTGTTATATCGAGAGGACAAGCTTATTAACGGCGCGGATCTTATATGGGTTTCTCTGGGTAGTCAACGTACTCTAAGCGCACCAGTACATCGTTTGAACGGAGAGCAATTATTGTTGCGCGGCGTTGTCCGAAAAAAGTTTTCTTTTGCACTACTATACAAGGGCGTAATACCTATTCGGTGGTTTGACTTGCACCGTCATAAGAATCCCGACGGCGACCGAATAGTCGGACCGCACAAACATCCTAAGTCAGACAGACAGAGTGTCAGGTGGGCTTATAGAGTGCACGATATTCCCATTAGTGATCCCGAGGAGGCATTGCTAAGTTTTCTCCGGGAATGTAATATTAAGATAGTCGGGGTCTATAGTTACCAACTCCGTCTCAGATTTCAATGAGGAGTTGGACATAATGAAGTGCGAGCAAATTGTACGGCGGTATCTTGAGTGGCTCGGTAACAGCTTCGAGACTCTTAGAACCGAAGAGGACGAGTGTGTAATTGCCACTCCTTACTTGGATCCGAACGGAGATTGTATTGAGATCACCGTTAGGTCAAATGGTAGCACTGGCTTTGTGCTTTCAGACAACGGGCAGGCTAATGAACTATTGTTTATGTACGGTATAGATCTTGCCCGCACTCGGTCCGTGCGGCGGCAACTCATACTTAAGCGCTGCCTGGAAGATAATCAGGTTTATTGGACAGACAGTGAAATAACCATAAAGGTAGAAGCAGAAGAAGAGCTGGGACCAGCTCTTCACCGACTTGTTAGCGCTATTACTAGTCTTATGGGACTAGCACACCATGCCGTTCCATTTACGCCTAGGACATTCAAGGAAAAGGTTGGCGAGTACTTGAGGGAAAACCGAATTACTTTTCAGAGCGACATTGAAATCCCGGGCCGGATAAAGAACCATAGGTTCGATTATCTGGTCGAATACCAGCAAACTATACTAATTCGCACCCTCTCGACTGTCACTGGCAGTTATGCACGCACACTAGCCGTTGAGGCGATGTTTTCCTGTATCGATATCCGCAAGTCAGAACAGTTTCCCCAGTTCCTAGCTACTGCCGTAGTAAACGACGAAGATAACATCTGGGGGGGTGAGCCCCTACGGATTTTGCAGGAGTATCTGGATAAGACAATTTTTTGGAGCAGACGAGAAGAACTCTTGCGTTTAATCATTTAGGTAGGAGGACTTTATATGTGCCAACAAGCAACCGTTTCGCCAGAACTAGTACCGGAGTACCTGAAAGTACGCCAGTATAATTCCCTGGGGTGATTCCATGCCCGGCCACGTCCAGCACGTCCGCAAGAACGGCAAGATAGTCCCCGGCTACTGGCGCATCTTCATCGAGCTCGGCAAGTGCCCGGACGGAAAGCGGCAGCGAATAGTTAAAATTACTGTAGCAGAATGGCTGGACAGGTGGTTAAGCGATTATAAAAAGCTTGACCTGCGCCCCACCACCTGGGAGAGTTACGAATACTTGGTGCGGGTGCATATCAAGCCAGCAATTGGTGCCGTGCAGCTGCAAAGCTTGACTACAGACCAGATTCAAACTCTTTATCGGACCAAGGTCGGGGAACAGCTTTCCAGCTCTACCGTGCGACATATCCACCAGGTCATTCACGGAGCTTTAGACCAGGCGATACGAAACCGGCTGATTCCCTACAACCCTGCCAAGGGGACAAAGCTTCCGCAGCTCAAGTATTCCGAGCGCCAGGCCTTGACTCCCGAGGAGACTGACCGGTTTTTGACCGCCGCCCAGGAAGACCGCCTGGGTGCCGCCTTTATTCTCCTCCTCGGCACGGGGCTGCGGCGAGGAGAACTCCTGGCGCTAACCTGGCGCGATGTGGACCTGAGCCGGGGCATTATCCATATCCGGCATGGTGTGACGTTCACCAAGACGGCCGGGCTGTACCGAGATAGGCCGAAAACCGATAAATCGGCCCGCAGCGTTCCGCTACCCGGCATTGTGGCATCCGCCCTTCAGGCGCATAAAGACCGAATGCTTCAGGAAGAGAATTACCGCCTGGACGGACCCATGTTCTGCACCCGCGAAGGCACGCCGATCATCCCGCGCAATTTCAACCGAACGTTTTACCGGCTGCGGAAGCGGGCTGGTATTCCGAACGTGAACCTCCATGCCTTGCGGCATACGTTCGCCACACGCCTCCTGGAGATGGGAGAGAACCTAAAGGTAGTCCAAGAACTCCTGGGCCATGCCAGGATCAATATTACCGCAGACCTCTATGCCCACGTGTCCCCTCAACTGAAGCGCCGTGCGGTAGCCAAAATGGATAGGGTGCTCGAAGTGGGAGTCAAAATGGAATCAAAAAAGGGTCCGGACGATATACCCGAACCCTGAAACCTTTATCATTCCTGGTGCGTCCGAGAGGATTTGAACCTCTGACCCCCTGCGCGTCAAGCAGACCCCCTGTCAATTTGCCCCTTCCGCCCATGTCTTGCTCCGCGCCGCCTAACGGCCAAAACCGTTGTAGCACCTAGCATTGGCGGTCTGGGGGTATATGCGATGTATGCAAATAAATGCAGATAAAAGCAACCCTACATCCCAAGTTGGGAATCAAAATGGAGTCATACTCTTGCCATCAACAAATCGCAGGTATCGGAGTAGCTTCTCCCTGGCCGTATCGACTAATTCTTTCTCGCGCTTGTCTAACCAGCCGTACTGCCAGCACTTGGTAAGGCGGAGGTTACCAGTTCAATCCCGATTGTGGGCTCCAGGAATGATAAGAGTCTCGGGGCGTCGTTCTTTTTCTCTCTCCAGCTTTTCCCGAATCGCTGCTCTTATCCACTCGGATCGGGATACACCTTCGCGATCGGCCACCCGATCCATCTGTTCCAGCGTGAGTAAGTCCAGGTACACCACAATCTGAGTTTGCGGCTGGGTAGCACGTCTTGGCCGCCCTATGCGTTTCTTAGTCATTTCCTTTCTCCTTTCTCCTGCCTTGCGGCGGGTGCCAGGGTTACGGCCCCCAACGGGCCGAGGTTACGTGCTAATTTCTTTTGCCTTTGTCTCGTAAATGGGGTTAAGTGCAGCAGACAAATTACTGCGGTGGTCAATCCACCATTTTGCCGTGTCTTGTGTATTTACAGCGGCAGTAAGTGCTGCTAATGCTTTTTGGCGGTCGTCATGCGCAACACGTCGATCTATACGTTCTTGCATCCGTTCCACGAACTCCGCGCGGATGCTGTTTGCCCACTGCACTTGTTTGTCACTGCCGGTAAGCTCGATTAAGCCATACTCTCTCTGGAGTTCCGCCGAGTCCGCCTCCCTTTTGGCTTTGTAGCATTCTGGGCATACTCTCTTCTCGAACCAATCTAACTTTGCCTTACGATCTTTGACCGGTCCAGTGAGACTTATTACTCCAGCATGACCGCAACTATATTTGACGGTATACTGTGCCATTTTTCCTCCTCCTTTCTTAATTATCCTGTCTATGATAATTATAGCATGTATGCACTATATGTCAAGAGGTTTTAAAAAATTTTTTAGGATTTTTTCACCCCAACCCCAAGAAATAAAAAAACCCGGAGGCCAACACTCCGGGTTCCTGAGCTAAATATTGCCTCCTTATAAAATTTTTACCCCACCCGCCCGTGCCAGCAGCACTCGTCCGCTACGTACCGCAACAGCTTTTCCCTGGCCGCCGTTGCCCGCTCCTTTTCTTCCTCACCAAGCCAGCTATACTGCCAGGCGAGATCGAGGACGCAGACGATGACTTCAACTTCCTCAATGGTCAACTCGCTCGGCAGCATCCGGGGCACCGCCGGCCGATAGCGGTCTCGCCGGTCAGGTGCGGACCAGACGCAGTCTATGCAGGCGGGGCGGAGGTAGTGGATACAGTCTATTTTGGCACATGAAGGCATGGCCACCACCTCCTACGAGGATGACGTACAAGCCGCGTTTGAAACAGTGATTATTTCACGACCTTTGCCCATTCCTCGCCGAATTTGTCTTTAAACGCCCGAAGCGCAGCCTCGATGAGCCCCTTGATCTCGTCCGCCGTCACCACTAGGCCGAGTTCCGCTGCCCTGGCCGCCAGCCACTCGGCCGCCTTCTGGTATTTCTGTTCACCCTGCAGATCCCGATAGACCTGTTCCACGAATCTGACGGCTAGGGCTGCGAGCTCCTGCTTCGTGGCTAACTCGGCCTCAATCCGCTTCATACCCTCTACGCCCAGGCGTTTGCGGAACCACGCCACGGTATAGCCGGCGGCGACAGTGGCTAGAAGAATAAGCACGTCATATAGTACTCTGATCAGCAAATCATGCATTAGTCTCTTACCTCCACAAGCCGTTTTTCAGTGTTCCAAACTACCTGCTTCCCGAACGTTTCACATAGCCGCCGCACCTCCACAAAGGTGCGTCCGTCCCTGATAAAGCCGTCTAGTTCCTTGTTTCGGTAGAGAACCTTTGTTGGCGTCACGTCTTCAGCAACCTCCTCAACTTGGCCAGTTTCGCCCGTTGGCTGGGCCGGAGTATCTGCCGTCTCTTGAAGACCCATCAGTCCTATTTCAACATCAGCCTTAAACCGTTTCCACGCCTGGTGAGCCGAGCCGAACCTGTAAGCCCAGGCGTCCCCGTCGTTGACAAAGAAAGCAGGACAAACCTTGCCCGTAACATCGTAGTGTCTCCAGAGCTGATCTTTGCTCCACCCATAGCGGCGGCATATGTTGGTGGCCAGTTCAACGGCATTCCTCAAGGCGCGGTCAAAGTTACCATCGGGATTGACGCAAACCTCAATCCCGATGGTGCAATCGTTCGGGTAACTGGAGAGCCGCGCCAAGGCTTCGGGCTTGTAACGCCTGGCTCCCACGTGATAGGCCATTTCATCTTCGGGGATGCACTGGACTATTTCTTTGTCGTCTACGATGTAATGCGCGGAAACTTTGTTCTGCGGGTGGTGCTCAAAGTAGTCCCGGTTGCGCTTGGCATTTGCGCCCTTATCCGTGTTTGCCGTCCAGTGGATTACCAAGGCTTTAGGCGTAATTTTACGCCCCGGCCTGCCGCCTCTACCTTTCGTGAGGAATATCTGTCGGATAGGAACCACGATCATCCCTCCCTCCATACTTATCTTGGGGTAAACTCGTCCGCCTCTGGTGCAACATTTGAGGCAGACGCATTAACGCTTCCTTGCCTAGAACCGCTAGCAGGGGATAAGTCAGCACAAGAAAAAAATCTACCTGATTGGCAGAAAGGTTGGCTGCCAGGGCATATTTGTATGCTGTATAAACCCAGGGAGGAAGCGCGATAAGAACAGTCAATTCAGCAATATTTAATCCATCCGGATCGTTCCAGAATCCTTTCACTTCAGCACCACCCCCAGGAGGGTGGCAACAGTGGCGGTCAGCGTGGATATGCTCAAAACAAGCAGGTTAAAGACCATTTTGCGTATATCCTGGATATCCCCATTTTGCCGGGCTTGCCAGTCTCTGAGATTGGCTAAATCCGCGTTGTGGCTGGCTACTTCCTGGCGTAAGATTGCAATTTCGTCTTGCACGCTCAACGCTACCACCTCCAGGTAAAATTAGTACAAAACAAAAGCACCCGCGCTGAAGGGTGCTTGTCACTGTTGCTTTACTGTCCCTATGTCATTAGGGATTGATACTGTAGGGTTGTTGGGTGTCCTCGCTCTTACGATTATTTATTACATCAAAGATAGTCACCTGGTGTTTAAGTAACCAAATTCGAGACTGAACTTTAGCAATAGATTTCTCCAACCCCATTTTCTGTTTAATCAATCGTTCTTCCATTTTTTCGAGCTTTATCAAGTCGCTGGTATATAAGGGCCAACCAAACTTCAACTGTCCATCCAACTCAAATCCAAAGCAGTCCCGCACATTTCGCGAGTCCCTGTATGAAGCTATAAGCCGCTGAGCTTCGCGGGCTAAAGCTTGCCTATATGCCTTCTCTGGGTCAAGATCAAAATATGGCTTAATAAATTCTTCTACTTCTTCCCTCGTAAAATCAGTCCCCGCGAATTGTTCGATAAATGCCTGCCGGATTTCTTCGCTCCATTTCAATTTTTACCACTCCCCAATTTCACCAATCTTGGTCCGCCAAACATCTTTTTAAAGTAGTCCCGGAGTACCATTAAGTTAGCTATTCCTTCTTCTACTAGCTCCCACTGCCTCTGAATGTCGGCTTGGGGCATATTTGAAAGCCAAGCATTCAAACGGTCATCATCAATCTTGAGCGTGGCTGCCCCGTACAGGACTTGTTGAAACGATTTTTTGATACGATAAACCTCTTCGATACGTTCCTCTTTGCGTTGTCCTTCTTCCTGTATCTGTTTAATCTGGCGTCGTTTTTCTTCCCGCAAAGGTTCGGGCACAGATTTCAATTGCCTAGCAATTTCAATGGCATGAGTCTTGGGAACAGAGGCTAGTTCAGGGAATTCTTCTACGGCCTCTACATGAGCTTTAGCGTCACGCAATGTCTGAAGGGGAACTCCTACCGCTTCAGCTATGGCTTTCTCTGGAATGCGGTCTTTTGGAGGTCGCCCGCCGGGGTTTTTACGACCCTCGTAAAAACCTTCATCCGAACCTCTTGTTCCTAAAACTATGGCGGGCGTCGCCATAGTTTCTTTTTTTAGTTCTGCTAATTCCACCATGCTCTTTGATAACTCGTATTCGCTCAGGTCTTTGCGGCGGATGTTTTCTTCCAGTTCGATCTCACAAAGTTGCTCTTCGGTAAGTTCCCCCAAGAAAGTAACTGAGATTTCCTCCCACCCAAGCTGCTTACATGCCTCAAGCCGCCTTTCGCCAGCTACTAAACGCTTCTTGTCGTCCACCACGATGGGGTGCAACAATCCATACTGCCGGATACTCTTTGCCAGAGCTTCAATATCCCCCAAGTCCTCTCTACGCCGTTCGCCCACTATGATTTCGCTGATCCGCAGTTTCAAGCTTCCCTCTCCTTTCCAACCACCGCAGAAGCCTCTCCGCAAAGGCGTTTGCCTCCTGTTCGACCTGCTTCCGGTAGTAACGGTTCTTGTAGTAGTACAGCCAATCAGCCTTACCTTCGTGGAGCACTGCGTGCCCCAGCTCATGGGCCATGACGTACCGCAGTTTCTCGCCAGTCAGGTTCCAGTCAATTGCGATATATTGACGATCCTCTAGCTTGCAGTAAAAGCCGATAACTTTCTCGCAAATCTGGTTAGCGAGATATACAGTAATACCCCTCTTGGTCGCCATGTCTACCATCCGCTGCCATATCGGATCCGCCTCGGGATTTCGCAGCCTGTTGACCTTTATCACCTCGAAACCCTTGCGCTCGGGCATAGAAAAACCTCCTCTAGTGCCCTTGCCGAGGAGGTTGCTCCATGGTATACTGTTCAATGGAGCATTCCCCTTCGGGGGCTGTTTCGGGAGGAAGCCGATTACCTTTGCCGAGGGGCGGCTTCCTCAATTTTTCTGGCTAGTTTGCTTTTCTAACCATTTTTGAACCTTAGCTTTCTCATACCGAATACTTCTTCCGCGTCCAATGAAGGGCATTCCTTCCTTCCGCCAGCGCCAAGCCGTAGATCTGCTAATTCGGAGCCACTGGCAAAGCTCATCGGTAGTAAGTAGTTCTTTATCCACATTCCACCCCCTTTTTGTTGTCTTACGTTTCATTGTTATTATAATGTTTCATTTATAGCATTGTCAAGGGGGTAATTGAATTTCCGGAAGCCGCTCCTTATTCAGTTGTCCTGCTTACGTGCCCTCACCTCATAGAAGGATTTTTATGCTCCCTCGCGAACTACCCCACATCAAAGGAGTGAATCCGATGCTAGATAATGATCAATTGGGTGGCCCGGTAGACGTTGGGTGGCCCGGTAGACGTATTAGTAATTACGCCTGATCAGGCTTATTTCGCCGCACATAAGGTACTGCGCTTATTATCACCTGATGTGTCTCGGTTCCGTACATTTGTATAGAACCCCAGTTAGGAAAGGGTGGGCAAAATGCTTCAAACCAATCTGGGTCTCGGTAAATTACTTTAACATCACCTTTAGTTTTCACCCGTGGCTGGCAAAGAGTGCAGTTCATAGTGAAACAAAAGAGTGCAGTTCATAGTGAAACACCCCTTTCGTATACTTACTTACAAGGAGGAAATGCCAAAATGAGACGCTTTCTTATCGGCCTGCTTTCCGGCCTGCTCGCTGGCGTTTTTCTCGCTACGGCCAGCTTCGGTCTGGCGGCTCAGCCGATTAAACTCATCGTCAACGGCCGCGAAGTCCCCTGCGACCCCCCGCCGCAGATGATCGGTGGCAGGGTGTTCGTGCCTGTCCGCTTTGTAGCCGAGGCGTTGGGGGCGAAGGTGGAGTGGGATGAGGCAAATAGGGCCGTAGTAGTTTGCTCCAGCATAAGCGGCTCTCTAAAAGGGTTGGGTGCCAAAGAAACAGAAGCTGCTAGTTGCAAAGAAGTGTGCGTTGTTGCTGATGTAGTAAACGTAAGAAGCACGCCAGATTCTCATGCGCAGAATATTATCTGCCAGGTTTACGAGGGCGAAACATTCAAGGTGCTGGACAGGCTCATGAATAAAAAGTATCCTGAGATTGTTGAATGGTACGAAATAGAACTTGATAATGGACAAAACTGCTGGATAATTGCTTTCTCGGTAGAACCGATTACAAGCCCATCAGCACCTGAATAAATAGCGCAACGTCAAGCCGTCCCAATCGGCTACTGCCAAGTTCTATGGTATTCCATCCTGCTATCAGGTAAGAGGTTATATCTAGATTGCTCTGATCAGAGTTAAACGGCCCTCCTAGTGTTGCGGTTCTATCTACTCCATTTATATTAACTGTAACGTCAAGTGGAGTAGTACCCTCGTAGATACCAAAGTTTAGAGGGTGAGTATGATCACTAATCTGATGTGTATGACCCCCTGCCGCTTCATATGTCCAAATATCAGCATAATTTAAGGGGCTACCAATCCCAACATTCTGCCAGGTTCCGTTTTCATCCTGGCAGTCCCATGTCCGCATTATAGGGACGATTTGCTGGTGCGTGTGGGACGCTTCGCTAGAAATTGTATGGTCATGGTCACCTATTGCCGAACCTTGGGGGAGGTTTTCCGATCTTCCATGCTGATGGTCTGTTAGACCATGGTTATGACCTCCAGCCAACCCCGTGGCTCCACCGTGATTATGTGCTCCACCAGAACCTGTATCATAATATTCTACGTCTTCCCATATTCCTCCACCTGCCCATTTAAATACCCTATGGCGGTGTGTTCCGGCAGAAGGAGTAGTCTGCCCTCCGCCACTAGCTGCCCCAGTCTCATAGGCGCGGAAGGGCATCAGGCTAAACCGTAATAGTGCTTTTTTGATAGTCCTTATTTCTGCTGGCAAGAAAAATTTCGTAGTCCAAGGATGCGAAGCATCGACGTTATCGGGGAACCCTCGTTCCCACGTCTGCAACAATCCCCGGTCGTCAAGCAAAGTAGTCTGGCCGTCCTCTGCTTTCACGTTCAGCCCGAACCGTTTTGTTGCCCCGTCCATCCACCAGCCGGCGATAAGTCTCTCAACCGCACTCTCATCATAGACGTGTAGCCCACTAGCTTGGTATAGCCGTCATCGGTTGCCAGGGCATAAAGGGCGTTGACAATAATTGTATTGGCAAGAATACCCTGGCCCGTCATCGCCGTTACATAGGTCTGCCCGCCGTCAGTGCTGATTCCTACCCCGCCCGGAGTAATTCTTACTCGCTTGCCGGTCTCATTCCCGTTTTCATCAATCTCGATGGCCTCAAGCGTGCTGTCGTTCCAGACCAGCTTGCCGTTGGCGGAGTTGATCTGTGTGGCGAAGGTAGATATAAACCCCTTGAACAGGTTGGAGACAGTCGGGTTGGGCCGCAGAACATCTTGCACAAACTTGGCCACATCGAAGGCCTCCGCCAACCTTGCCGCCAGCCTGTCCTCCGGCTCTCCTATTTCGAGCTCACACTTCCAGGGCTGGAATATGTCAAATTTATGCCGCACCACCCTGGCCCGGACGTTGATACTCAGTTCCTCATCGATCACGTCCACCATGTCGCCCAGGGCGAAGTCCTCATGGGCGTATTCCGGCAGGGTGCGCAGATCCACCATCCGCACCCGGTATGTGTATCGTGGCTTGCAGAGCTTTGCTAAGGCTTCTGTGGCCTTGTCTTTGAGTTCCTGCGGGTCGTCTATGTCCTGGTTCTGGTAAATGCCAACATAGACGTTGGTGGTGTAGCTGAAGTTCTCCAGGTACTTGACTCCGCCGTTCACGCTGCTGATGTCCAGGTCGTTCTCGCCGAAGGGGTAGAGCCGAGTAATCAGATCGTAGTTGGCCGTCCTGGTGATGCTTTTCAAGTTCTTTGCATATCGCACCTGGAACCCTGTATAGTTCTGCCAGGTGCTCTCGGCCCGCAGGGAAACGGTCTTGTTTATGCTGTCCCAGACCAGGTATCCGCCCCAGGTTTTTTGGACCTCCTGGATGTTTTCCAGCAGAGAAAGCTTCTCTGTCTCCAGGTCATGAGTGCCGGTCACGTCCACCGTGCCGACCGACCAGCCGGAATCCTGCAGCAATCGGTATAAAGTGCTGCCTGCGCTGCCAGCGGAAAAGCCGCCCTCGCCCGGGTCGGAAGAAAGGATGGTCACCGTCAGGTCGGTCGCTCCAGCCGGGATAGTGGGATACTGCTTATCCAGCAGCGTCCAATTTTCCGCGGCCATCACTTTACCCCAAACCTTGCCCTGCTTATCCCGTTCCACATCCACGGCGTCAGGCCGGAGGACCACAAACTCTCGCCCTCCAGCCCGAATACGGCACTCGGCTGTTAGCTCGCTCCATTTCTCGGAAGTAAGCGGGAGAAGGAAAGTTAGAGTGCATTCAGCGTTCAATCTCTGGTCTATCCAGCATTCTTTCAGGCCGTCGGCTTCGGGAGACAGAACAGCCGCCAGTTGCCCGGCGGCGTCTCTTATTTCTATATATTCCGGTATCGTTAACGGCAACCTAACCACCTACTTTTTTTAAATCCACCTATCCCGCCATTTCCAGGTCGTTGTCCCTGCAGCCGCCGCCACCACAACTGTCTCCCCCGGCTGTAGCTTCGGAAACCCGCCGGTGTAGTCGGCTATAGCATTGCTGCCGTTAAATTTCACAGTCATGTATTCGGTATCAATTTCCAGCTTGTCGCTAACCCCTACAGTGCCCGTCCACGATAATGTATCACTTCCTACAGTTACGCTTGGATTTGTCACAGGGCCAGTAATTTCTATTGTAAGCGGTGTTTCTATATTGCCGCTGTTGGCGAGTACTCCGCTACCTACCTGAGTATGAAGATCTGCGCTAACTATAAATGACCCGTCTATCCTAAGTGGAATAACAAACGTTATCCAACGCCCGATGCTTTGCACCTGGATCCTACCGTCGCAAAAAACATGATATATTTTATCTGGACTATCATTAAAAGCAAAAGTTTTTGCCCCGGTTTTCGGATTGAGACATCCCGCTATTGTTCGTTTCATTGTTTCGCGTTCCGAAGGAGTCATTATGTCTGTGCAAACGTGTAACTCGATTGTTCTCGAATTTAGCTCACTGCCAAAGTCAAATTCTCCGTCCATTCCCGCTATGGTTTCTACCTTATCTCGTGTAGGAGGCAAAAGGTCTTCTCTGCTGTCCCGAAGCACCGCTACACCGAGCGGTTGCAGTATTCCGTTCGTATCAACATAAAGATCGGCCATTTATAACCACCTGTCCCTCCAGCGAAATACGGTTGCCCCGCCACTCGCAGCCGTAACTGCTGTCTCCCCCGGTTGTAGCTTCGGAAACCCGCCGGTGTAGTCGGCTATAGCATTGACACCATCCAGTCCAACTGTCATTGTTTCAGTATCTATAACAAGCGTTTCTCCTTCCTCAACTGTACCTGTCCAGGTAAGAGTGTCTGTTCCAATTACAATGCTAGGGTTCGTTACAGGACCGGTAATTTCTATCGAAAGCGGTGTTTCTATATTCCCTTCGTTTGTTAGAGTGCCGCTACCGACATGTATTTTTTCAAATAAGCCGATAACAAACGGGTTCCCAGCCTTGAACGGTATTGTAAACTCTATCCAGTTTGTAAATATCCGGTTTAAGTTAATTCTCCCCGAATACTTGACTCGATATATTTTCTCTGTGTCATCTGCAAACACGAGATTTTTAACGCCCAGCAGCGTATTAAGCTTGGTGGCAATATTCCGCTTCAACTTCTCAAGTTCGCTCCTGCTAAGCTCATTCGGTGTAGCAACATGGATCTCAAGATACCTGGGCATAAATTCGCTTTTCAGCCTGATTTCCCCGTGCCTCCCCGGAATAGCCTCCCGGTAACTTTTTACTCCCGGCATTACTTCTTCCCGGCTGTCCCTGAGTACAAGTACGCCCAGCGGCTGGAGGATGCCATCGGGAGTAATGATGAAATAGGTTTTAGCTACTCTCGATATTTCTGTTCCTGCTCCGGTATCTACCGTTGCCACGTAGACTAGAAGGGATTGGTGTCGATCCTGACCTATGCCAGCATCCGCACCAAAGATATTAGCCAAAAGGGCGCTGCTATCTTCGCTGATTCCTATATCCATTGTTTGCAGAGATGAGGATAAGTCCAGGAGTGATATTCCTGTTCCTATATCTTCAGCAGTAAGCTGCGCTGTTAGGGCACCTATGAAATCGTTGGTCGGTGTTGCTTGGTCTAAGATTCGTACTAAAAATGGCCCGGAATTATACATAGCCCCGCCATAGGGTGTTTTGGTATTATATGTTTTCCCGCTGTTGTAATTAGCCATGAGCGATCTTCCTTCAACATACTAATAACTGAGGAATACTCCGGCGGCATAACTTAGGCCCCCATGCCGGGGGCCGTGCTGCATATTTAAGTCCTAATCCGCAATAAGTCCCTGCTGTTTCGCCATAGCCACAACAAGGTCGTTTATATCCTCCTGGGTAAATTGCTTTTTACCCTTTAGTCGATTTTTGAGTTGCTTTAATTCCTGTTTCCCCTGTTCCTCTCGCCGTTTTCGCTCTATAACTTCTTTGGAAGGTTTTGCTATCCTCATATTACCCCTCCTTATGCGTCAACACATTGACAACCTCATTCTCAACCCAAATAACTGCCCCCGGCGAAGATTCCTTCTCCCCACTAAGAGGTTGGTAATCATGCTCCGCATCAGAAGTTATACGATACAGTGGGTCAACTGGGTCATTTTCAACGTAAATGCGGTCACCTTCGGCGGGTGTCCAGGTTTCTTTGGGTATTTCTATTTCCAAGTCACGGAAATAGAAAGTTGTTGGTTGGAGTGTTACCGTGCCGTCTCCATTGTCAACAAGGGTGGGTTGCCAGAAACCTTTTTGTTTGGTTGATTTTTGGGTTATATATTTAATTTGCATTTATTCCACCCCCACGGCTATCCATCTTAAAACCACATCAGAAGCAGGGTAATTGCCAGCAATATCTCTGGCATATAAAGTCATACTAGTTGTACTTGTAGAACCAACAGCTACACATATATCAGTTGTATTTGGTGCAGCCGGTCCTCCTAAGAATTTTGTAAAAGCCTTCGGAAACGTTACATTAACACTCGAAGTGCTGGCTGTTTGTATAGCTTCTCCCATTTGAATTTTCAATAACCCATACTCATAATTCGTCCCCGCACTATCCTGATAATCCACCGCCTTCAAGTGCTGGTCGTTGGGGTGGTTTGCGAAGGCTGCGGGGAGTTCGCCAAAAACAGCTATGGCTTTTTCAAAATCGGCAGTGACTACAGAACCACTTTCAATGTGAAGCCTAAAAACAAGCTCTGTTAAACCTGTTCTTAACTGTTTAGTTGCTGTTAAAAGTTCATAACTATCACTACCCGAATGGTAATTGCTCTTAGCTGTGGCGTATCCCGTTCCATCATCTTCCCAAATGTAAAGATCTACTCTGTTTGCAACAGTAGTTTTGACAAGCGCCGCAAAGGTTACTGCTTTCCCTGAAAATTGCTTTAAAACATCTGCGTCTATAATACGAACTTGCATATATCCTTCATAAGTATCTGCATTTGTCAGGCTTGCAGCATTTTTGCCGTAAATACCTGCGACTCTTGAAACAGAACTGCCGTTGGGGTCTAATGCCCACCCATCCGGCGCAGCAGTATCCCCTGCACTCCAAGAAGCAAAGTCGCCATTTTTGAGAAGGTTGGCGAATTGTTGATTTTGGAACAGGGTTTTTAGGCCGTGAACGTCATCGGATTGCGCAGTTTCGGCCAAATGTGCATCAAGATCATCAGCATTTCCCTTGACAGTTTCGGTCGTTCGACCTGCGCCGGCAAGGTCGGCTTTTTGGGTATCAGTATAGCTGTTTGCATTCGCCTCTGCTGTATCAGCTTTAGCTTGCGCCCCGGCGGGGGTTTCTGCCCCTATGCTTGCAGGAGTTAACTCATCACTCCCGCCTGTAGCATGAGTACTAGCGTGAGTTGATAAGGCAAATTTAGTTGTTTGGTTGGTTATATATGTGAAACTGGCGGTTACTATATCCCCTTCTGTGAGCGCTGGGCTGAAAATCACCGCACCTCCGCCATAATCAATTGTAAAGCCAGAAGTAACTTCTATTCCATTTACTTTAATAACAGGCGCGGGAGAAGCCAGCCAGTTACGGTATCCCGCAGCCTGGTATATACGGTACCTGTCGCTGTCTGAGATATAAACCTCCGTCAGAGGCACATCAGTCGCAGTTGTAGTCTCCAGATCGACAGCGTCCTCAAGTTTACCCACCGCTTCTTGCAATCCAGCTATATGGGTCGACCGTATTTCGGTTGTTTCTGGATCTTGCCAGTTCGTCTTAGCCATATCCGCTTCACCCACTAACTAATTATAATGGATACTTCAATTACCCACGTGTCACCGCTAGCTTTTGTGCCATGTGATTCGACCTTCCTATTGAGTGTTTTCCCCGCTACAGCACCATTATCAACTACAAACTCCTGCCAGTCATAGTTTGCATCATCGGCCCCGAATGTTGCCCGGAAGGTAACTGTTTGGTTTGAAACCTGGGGATAAGTAGCATCCATAGCTTTATAAGTCTTGTTTGTAGCTGCCTGCAAGTCTGTCTGTGTTGCGTCTGCTGCTGTGGTGCTGTCGCCTACACCGATTCTGGCATTGGCGTTGTTAAACGCCGTGGCAGACCCTCCAATGAGTAGAGTGAGCAGTTCAGTGATACCTTCATTCAACAGCAGGTTTCCTTCGAATTCTTCAATAGCATACAGATTTTCCGGTCTGGCTTCGCCATGATATTTCTCAATTTTCCAATGTGGCTGCCACTTTGCACACTCACGCACACTGGCAGCAGCCCCGACTCTCATGCCATCTATTGCCTTTGCCTGTTCGTATGTCAAGCTGATGCACCCCCAATGATAAGTTTTGCTGTCCGTCCGAGCTCGCGGCTGAGGATTTCCATGTCCTGTTCATCATTCAACTCGACTTTTTCTGCCTGGAATAGCGGAGCATTGAACACCACCCCGCCCACCTTCGCCGCTGGCTGCCCTTGCAGCACGGAAATGAGCCGCTCGAGCTTAGACGACAGCCCCGCCGGGAAGATCAGTTCGCCGGGCGCGAGCTCTGCAATCCCCGACGTGCGTACCTTGCCCCCCGAGTGGGCCTTCTGGAGCAAAAGTTGGCCGCTCGGGTCCCAATTCACCCGGTACCCGAAGGCTTCCCCTACTTCTCTAATTGACAGCCAGGACGTGCCCTCGCGCAGGTCGAGCGGGCCGAACCGCTTCCCGCCGATTATTACCCACCCCCGAGCTGCATCCCATTCGGGGGTGGGTAGATTTAATAACCCGGCCAACGTTCGGGCAGGCATGGCGGCCCGGCCGTTTATTGTCTCGTACTGGTTACGCATGATTGCGTGAGTTTCCGACACTTTGCCAACCGCTTCCGCAGGCGCCGGCGGCGCGGGGGCATATGCCTCCGCCCGAGTTTCCATTCCGGGTAGCATCTCTTCAATTTGTCGTCTCACAACTTCCAGGGCCGGCATACCCGCTTTTTGTCCTTCGGCCAGAGCTTCGATGGCCTTTCTGCCTATCTCGGCATACTTATCCAGATATTTCGGCTCCCAGATAGCCAGCCGGGCGGAAAGCTTTTTGAATTGATCCTCATACAATCTGATGGTATCATCGAACTCCTGCTTGAGGGCCTTCTTCCTTTCCTCGCCCCGCTCTTTGGCCAGGTCAATTTCTTCCCGTATCTGCTCCTTCTGGTCCTCTATCGCCCAATCGTGTTGCTGCTCCTGCCAGCGCTGGTTTTCTTCGGCGATCTGCTTGTCGATGTCGGCGATTGCTTTCTGATGCTCTCTGCCAGTCCGCAGCTCATGATACCGCCGCTGTTCGGCCAGCTCGGTCAATCTCTTTTCATGCTCACGGCGGTCCTTTTCGCGGTCAGCCAGCTTATCGGATTCGTCCAGGGCCTTCAAGCGGTCTTCCAGAACCTTGACCTCGGCATTAACTTCATTCTCAACCGCCTGCAACCGCTGGTCATAGGCGTCCCTGACTGCCTGGACCTGATCATCGAGGATATCCAAGTTCTTTTGATAAAGCTCTTCCTCAAGCCGCCAGCGTTCCTCGGTGCTCCACTCGTAAGCGTCGATAAGCTGGCGCAGATAGTTCACTTGCTGCCAGGCAGTCATGCCACCGATGCTAGCAATATGGCGCATGGCATCGTAGGCATAGTCCCTGGCCTTGTCCCGTAGGTCGGCCCAGGCTTCATTTACAGCGGCCGCGAGCTCGATCCCGCGTTTTTTAGCCTCCTCCATGGGAATTTGCACCAGCAACGCTGCTGCCTGACCCAGTTGCTTCAAGAGAGCGGTGGTCTTTGGCCCTATTTCCTGCACGGCCCAAGGGAGCATGTTTAGCGCGGCCCGCAATTGCTGTAACAGAACCCGGCCGGATTGTTCGCCGCCAGCGGCAATGTAATTTTCTACGTCTACCATAGCAAGCTGTATCTGTTTGATCAGCCCACCAGCCGCCGCAGGACCGGCCCCAAGCACCCGGCCAAACTCGGAAAAGACTGACCCGAGAGAGTCTGCCACCGATGCTGCGGTTTGACCGAGCTTTTCCAGGGCCTCTTTCATCCTGTCGGCGGCTTTCCCGCCCTCATCTAGATTATCTCCCGCATTTCCGGCGCTGTGGCCCAAGTTGTCTACAGGAGGCGTCGCGTTCTGGGCCTGCTGGCCCAAATCCTTGAAGGCGGCCCCGGCAGATTTTGCTATGCCCTTAAGGTCTTCCCAGACGGCCTTTCCGGCTGCGGCGCCCGTCTCTTTTACCTTGCCCCAGGCAGAAGCTAGCTCGGCGGCTGCTCGGCCCATCTCGGTCTTGGCCGCATCAAGCCTGCTGGCAGCGGCGCCGACTATGGCCGCCTGGCTGGCCGCAAAACTCTTCGCCGCTTCGGACGCCCTCCGCAACGGCGCAAGCCAGGTGTCAGGTAAAATCTTGCCGGCAAGAGGCAGTAAAAAGTCTATCAGCTTGGCAAATTTGGCCGTTATGCCGGATACTAACCCGTGAACGGTCTGATTCCCTGAGTAACGCATTTCTTCAAGAGCGGCTATAACGGCAGCCTTGGTCCAGGTCATGCTTGCTACCATCATCTTGCCGACAGCCGAAAAGAACGGCCCGACCTTTTCCCAGTTGCGGATCACCAAGACAGCCGCCGCCGCAGCCGCCGCCGCGAAAGTTGCCCAGAAGGAGACAGACGTCAGCAATCCGGTAGCGAGCGTCCTTAGAACGAGAACCACCCTGCCGAGCACGCTCACCCCACGGGCAGCCGCCATCGCCCAAAGGGTACCGATGCCCCAGGCGAAAGTCCTGACCAACTCTATTGCGTTGCGTATCGCAACGATGGGAAGGCTGCCGGCCAGCACGGAGCCAAGCATCCTGACCAGGGGTATCACACCCCGGAAGAGCAGAAAACTGCCAACCAAAGCCTGCACAACCAGGCCGGCACCGGGTAATTCCATTAGCTTACCTATCAGCTCCGAAAGGGCTTTCACCAGTTCGGCAGACGCAGAGATGACACCACCGAGGGGCACAAGCGCCAGCCGGCCCATTTCGGTAGCAAACGGCTCGACCGCCGCCCAGGCTTTCTGCGCCGCCTCTCTGAAACTGTTCCAAGCACCGGCAAGTTTTTCAACGGCGCTGGTAAGTTCAGGCGGGATAACGGTCTTTAGAGCCGCCAATAGGCCGCCCTTCTCGTAGGCTTCCAGGAAGCGGTCAGACAGCTCCCGGAGCGCTGGTAGCAGCCTAGTCTTAAGATAGCCAAACAGCGGCTCCATCACCTCCGCCTGGATCATGCCAAAGGTATCTTTGATGGTGCTCCACATACCTGCGAAAGTTTCTGATTGTTCTTTTGCCATTCCTCCGAATCTTGCCCTTGATTCTTCATATATTGCTTGTATCACACGCTGTATTCCAGCTGCTGATCTGTCCGCAAGTGCGCCTGCGTTGTCCCATTCGATTCCGTATTTACGCAAATCTTCACGAGTAATTCCGAGGTATGCTCCAACACGTTCAAAGAATTCACCTACATTGCCCGAACGCACGCGGGCGATAGCCATGGCCACCTGGTCCATGGTGAGGCCCGCGGCCTGCCCCGCGGCGGCCATGTCGCCGATGACCGGGACCCACTTCTCCATGTCAAGTTTGGCACCGCGGATAATAGACGCAGCCTGCATGATACCCTGGAATTCAAACGGAGTCTTGGCGGCATAATCATACAAGTACTTGACCGTCTTCTGCGCCTCTTCAACCGAGCCGGTGAGCACCTTGAACTGGATCGTCGCCTGCTCCAACTGGGCGTTCATTCTCAGCCCGGCTACCACGGTGTTCTGGATCGCGCGCTTTGCACTCTCGAACAGGGCCATACCACCGGCCACGCCGAGTATCTGTCTGCCGATAGCTTTGAATACGCTTTCGGTTTGCCGGGAAGCCTGCTCAACTTCCCTCAAGGCGCGTTTCGCCCCAGAAGCATCGCCGGTTATGATTACCTGGGTACGTGTTTCGGCCATTGTGCCCTCACCCACTCGTTACAGTGCTGTTCCCACTCTGCCCATTCCGGATTAGTTTCAGACGTTTGCCGCCCCGTCCTTTCCTCCGCCAGAACCTGTAAGCACCCCTGCAGGATGTAATACGGCATTTCTACTATATCCCGATACGTCCACCCGAAGGCTCGGGCTAGGGCCACTATCAACCGGCAAAAGGGGTTGTCTGCTCCGCTAACTCTTGCGCTACTCCGGTCACAGCTCTGACCAGGGCTAGGGCCTGGCTCATTGTTAGCTTCAAGGAGGCCGGTGATTTTTGACGGATGTTCAGCAGTTCAGCTATGAACTGCTCGAACTCCTGCACCGTCTCCGGCGCGGGGTCCTCCGCCAGCTTCTTGCCTAGTCCGATCAGCTTTGCTGTGGTAACGAGGTCAAGATCGGCGGGAATCTTGTACTCTTTTCCACCCAGTTTGACCGTTATATCCTCCGGCACCATTGCATCCAGGTCAATTATCTTACTCATGCTTTATCCTCCCTTATTCTGTGTAGCTCGTAGCAGTTGCGTTTTGAGCCACTACAGTCACCAGGTCTCCTGAACCTTTCTTGGCCTCGATGGAACACTGAACAGCCAGCATCCCGGGTTCTGCATTTAGCTCTACAGGAGCGTTTACGTGATAGACTTCAGGAACTGTAATTTTAAGCTGCCTGTTTGCACTGTCTTCTGTATAGCTGAGGTCTATATCAATACTCCCTTCTTTGAGGGTAAGGGGTACTGATGTTCCTCCTCCATAAAACACATTCTTATAGTGAGTTGCATCGTCTAGCAGTAGCGTAAACTGCCCTGTAACTCTCCTTGCGAGCAAAGGGATATCTGCTCTTGTCACGCCAGTTGTGAAAATGTCTTCTCCTAATTCATTGGCAAGCGTTAGCCTGAAATCCCTTATCAAGGCAGTTTCCGCCCCGTCAACTGAATACGTCCCGTTGAAAAACACAAAAGGCATACTTGTTTCATACGTAGCTGTTCCAGGACCTGCCTCAATGCTGCCTTCTATGCCTCGTATCTGAACTGCCATTGTAACGGGTCTTGAGGCTTCTCCTGATATTTCAATTTGCTGAATTCTACAGTCCGTGACCCGCTCCACTAAGGACAGACCCTCCACGTACCGCTCCACTGTCAACCAAGGAATGGTACTGGCGTGTGGCGTGATTGTGTGTGTATACGGGTCCTCTGCCCCAGAGACTGTATCTACGCCCAGCAACATCGCCAACAAAAACGCTGCAATGTCAGGTCTTGCAAAACAGCTGAAATTCATATCATATTTCTGGCTCTCTTTTAATGCAACGCCGGGGTCAAGCCCCATGCCTCCTTCCCAGTGCTGTGTGTATGCCTGAGCTGGAGTCATCCCGGTTTCTCCGGTCCATTTGACGAACTTACTCGGCGCTATTCCCGTCCCCTTTGCGGTCTGCTTTGCCAGGCCGATGTAGCCCAGTTTCTGCGCTACTGGCATCCTCGCTCGCCTCCTTCACGGGTTCGAAATCAGGCCTCTCAGCCTCGTGGTCGGCTATGTCGATCACGTCCCCGGGATTTACAACGCACCCGTCTGCGAGCAGCACAGGCGCGCCACCAATGTACCTGGCTTTCACGTTTTCACCCCTTACTTCTAGTAAGTCACCTTCGCCACTGTTAGGTTTATAGTCGCCCAGTGCAGCACCGGGCCACCTTCAGACTTGCCGTAACCCGAATCGACGCTGGTAATTTTCGCCCACAGGGCCGTGCCTCCCAACTGCCGGTCGGCCATGATGACGTCATAGCACTGACTGGCCAGGCTAATCACTTCCGTAAGCCCGGCTTCTATCCCGTAGTTCTTCAGGACTATCACGAGCTCAAAGCTGTACTCGTGCTGAAACTCGACGTTGGTGGACTCGGAAATCTCATCCGGGCCGGGGATAATGAACACAGCCGGAAATTGTACCTGCGCAGGGCTCTCTTTCTCTCCGAAAATGGTGCTTTTCAGGGCGGCTACCGTGGCTAGCCTGCCCTTGATCGCTTCGACCACGGCGAAGTAGTCCTCGGCGTAGCCCACCTACGTTACCTCCTCGGCTTTTAGAATCCTGGCAACAATGCTGGGAGCCCTGCGTATCAGGTGATCCGCCGTCTTTCCGAACACATCCCGACCTCCAGGATGGCACACCCACTTAGCGTAAGCTGCCAGGCCCCGCTTTTTAAGCCTCCTCCATCCCTGAACGTCGTCCGAAGCTGGCCTGATGGCCTTGCTCCTGCCGCCGCGGTAGACCACCCAGGCCAGAGCCTTTTTGTTCCTGGCCCGGATGATGAACGGCTTCACGTCGCCCAAGATGAACGGAGCGTAGCTCACATTGGTGCCGACCGCCCGCGCCATGGGGTTGGGCAATCGGCTCCAGGTAATGCTGGCCTGCAGCCGACCAGTATCCACCGGAGTGCTCTTTTTGGCGAAGGCCTCCCCTTCCATGGCCAGAGCATCGAGTATACGCATTAAGGCGGGCGCCAACCGATCGCCTTTGTGCCTTATCAATTCCTCAAAGGGTGGCTTCCACGTAATACGGATTACCGGCTCGGTCATACAACCCGCCTCCATGGGGCAAGAAGCTTGGTAACTTCAAAGAGAATGCTGCTTGCCGATCTTGCCTCGTTAGTCTCGCCGCCAGCCGCAGTGAAAGTATCTGCTTTGTCTAGGAACCAGGCCCTCACGATCTCGATACAGGCCCGCTCAATATCATTCGGCAATGTTCTATCGCCCTGGTCACCCGGCAGAATATAGCCTGCAATGTAGGTCACCACGAATTTGGGTTCCTCGCTCCCGGGCATAGGATGCGAAGTAATGTTCCACCACCGGCTTACCGTCCACTGCCAGCCCTGGGAGCGGTGCAAAAAGCCTGCCTCCGGGTCCTCCAGAACATAGTCAACCACCGGGTCATTATCATACAGGACAGAATCAACCTCGGTGATTGGCGTACGGCTCAACATCAGGCGGGTGCCACCGTAGCCGGGCAGAGTCTCGCGGTACGGCCTGGTCAATCAGAGCATTAAGGAAGACATCCCGGGAAGTATCCTCCTCCGGGATGTCCAGCACTGCTTTGACGGCAGACAATGTGGTAAGTTGCTTATTAGTTGCGGGTATAAGCACTTCAAGCATTTGGCCTGTCACTTCCTCAAAACCGGCTTGCTAATCATTTTATCTACGTCTGGTTCTACGAGATCCTTCGCTTCCGGGCTGCTCGGCCAAGGCTTCATCCTGGGATCCGGATCCCTCGTTCCCGTCATCAACGGACTGCGCTGAAGCTGTTGCATTCTCCGGCACCTCCTCGCCAGGGGCACTCGTGCCGGTAGTCGCCGTGTCTGTAGCCGCTTCTGGTGCGGAAGAGGGTGCGCCGAGATTTTCTGTGTAGAGTTCAGCCACGCCGGCCTTGATTAGCTGTTCTGCCTCTGCTTCGGGAAAACCCGCCAGTTCTCCGCTTTGATACGGTGCTACGCCAG